TGCCAATTGGCAACCACTAAAAAATATTTCATTTTTAGCGTCATTTTCTCTTTTAATGATTTTTTCTTTAAACAATCTGGAATTGTCTGATTCTAATTCTTGTATGATTTTCCAAGGTTTTTTCATTAATCAATATCTTCCTTTCCATTTTTAATTATTAAATCTTTTAATGATTTTTGTACTTCTGTTAATTCTACTTTTGGTTTATTTAATTTACTTCCAATATGTAAAGCAATACCGAATCCAATTATAGTTAAAAGAATTCCAATCACTCCCAATAATATTAATTGATGATCCATTTAATTTTCTTCCATCTTTCTTATCTTCATAATCATTCTAGTAACTCTTTTATCATAGTCAGCAGTTGTAGAAAATTTATCAAGTGTCTTTATTAAGACCAAACTATCTAATTGTTTATTTTGTTTAAGCATATTTGCTCTGATTTCTCTAAATTCTTTATAAGCAAGATGTTCATTTAATAATCTAATATATTCTTTTACACTATCACACTTACTAGCAAAAATTTTAACACCCCAACCAGGCCATTTCTTAATACCTAAAGGCATAAGGTGCGGCACTTCTTTGGTCCAAGTTCTTATCCCGAATAAATTATTACCTTCTGTTCCAAATCTACTAGTTCCCCAACCTGACTCTAATGCGGCCTGACCTATAATCATCTCATATGGGACTCTACTATTTTTAGGTAATGAAAAATTTATATAATTTATACATTTGTGCATAGCACGTACAAATTGAATATCGTTATTGTATGTAAATTCAGGTTCTTGTAGGTCCATATCTTTTATCTTCTGCATATAAAACTTATCCAATTTTAAATTGACGTTCTTCACAGCAGTTTGATTGGGATAGAAAGTACCCAACGTAAAAGCAACACCACACATAATACATAGTACAGCAAATGCTTTAGTTAAAAACCAAGACCTATCTAATGCTTTCTGCCAGTTAAATTTGGCCATTTTTAATCACCTGTTTTAAATCTTTTATTGTTTTCTTTTTATCAATTGTAATAACATACCATTTATATCTAACCTTATGTTCATTTGAAGGTCCAACCCACGGTATATCATATTCTCTTTGAAAGGTTAACAAACCTTGTAAGTATAATTTAACAACATCTGATAACGTACTACCATCTGTTTGTTCTTTTTTAATTCTATCTGTAATAAACTGACCTTTACCTTTAATCAATTTATTTAATATGTCTTTATGTCTTTTCAATAATTTCATTTTATAGCCTTTCTGACAAAATATTCAAAACCACCTTCTTCAATTTTCTTTTGTATAAACACAAGATGGTTATTATCTAAAACCTCTCTATAGCCTTTAAATATCTTTTTACTAGTTCTTCCTGGAAAATTGTTTAATATATCATTTGATAAATGACCTGTATAATATAACTCCCATTCACATACTCCATTATTTAATACTTCATTACAGATGGCGATACCTTTTTTAATTTCTTCCTTTAACCATTCATCAATGTGATTTTTATCTAATCTACTCATAATATATCTTTCTATGTTAAAGTTGTAATCCAATATAACTCACTTTTGGTTGAAATGACCAAAACAAATCGTTATGGTTTCCTGTATCTCCTAAATTTTGCATTTGATATAAATGTACCATTTCGTGTACCAAAGTATCTAAAAAATCCTTCTTTTCAGGATAGTCAGGTAACATCTCTAATCTAAAAAGTCTTGTTCCTTTTCTTTTCCATTCCAAGGTCACTACTTGTCCTATACATTTTTCTTTTGCTAAATTTTTTATTTCTACCTGCCCGAATGGTGATAGTTTACCTTCAAATACGGTGTCATTAATATGTTTAAACCAAACTTTAATATCTTTATATTTGGTGAGATATTTTCTTTTTACAGAAAATTCTTTTTTCAATTTCTTCTTTAACTTCTGGACTTTTAATTTATTTCTTTTCTTACTTGTTCTTTTTGGCATTCAATAATTCCTCTTTACGCTTCTTATCTGCTTTTTGTCTTAAACCAGCAGCAATGCCTTCTAAAATATCAGGCAAATGTGTTTGAATAATATTAAGCATATCAATTGTATATCTATGAGCAAGTTTATGTAACTCTTGCTCTAATATAGCAGACTTATCAATATCAGTTCCTTTAATGGTTTCAGATATAACGTGGCCAATAACTGCCTTGCTATAATCAGACGCCTTCACTGCATTAAAAATGCTAAATGACCAAATGTATATAAAAACTAACCAAAAAATAAATATAGTTCTTCTCATTAATACGTCCCCAGCATTACGCATATTGTCGTTAATGTAACCCAGGTTACTCCTGATAAAAATAAAACCCAAAAATATAATCTAAACATTACAGGCCTCATCAATTATTTCGTCAATATTAAATTCGTCAATTCCAACTAGTCCTAAATTAACATCTAATTTTGTGATATTATCTTTAGCAGTTGTTTTTGTGATTAGTCCTTTTTTCAATTTATCTAGGACTTCATCAACAGCTTTTTCAGCAACATCCGTTGCCCATTGTTTTACTTTACCCATAGTAGGTTCCTTTCATAATGTAATTTATAAGTTTTTCTCTCATTTATACTACTATTATAACAGAATTAGGTCAATAAAACAAGCAAAAAATGGTATATTTTGTCCGTTTTTTATGTTGTAAATCAAAGGGAAAATAGGGTGCGACAGATTGTCAAGTAGAATGTTCTACTTTTGTTCTCACACCCTATAGTTGTATTCCATAGAATCACTCTAAAGATATTTATATTATGAAGTTTTGTAATCTGCGTTCCATCCAAATGCTTCTTTAACCACAGCGTCTGTTAGACCTTTGTACCGTAGATTGAGTGAGTGTTCTTTAACTGCAATCATAAGTTTAGCGTCTTCAGCGTGTAATCCTTCAAGTAGTTGGATAAACATCATTTCTTTTTTAGATTTAGCAAGTTTGTTATCTGCACCCTTTACAAAGTGCCATAATTTTCTTGCTTCAGTATATAAAGTTGTGTGTTCTGTACCTGCTGGTGCGTCATTTTCTTTGTATGGTGGAGTACCATCTGGTAAATCCCACTCAATACTAGGATCAAAAGCACCTTTTAAAACTTGTCTTAAAGGTACTGAATCGTTGTCTTTTAATACTTTTATCTTTAGTGGTTTGTCTTTTGCGTTGTTAACTTTTGTTAAGATTTCGTGTAGCAATGGAGCAGAAGATCCTGCGTATTGCTTATTCATTTGATTGATTGATTGTGTTGTTATTGGCATATTTGCCTCCTCATTTTGTTATCTATTTCAATGTAGGGCAGTAAACCGCCCTACATCTATTTATACTTAACTAAAATTAAGCAGAGTAAGCATACGGCGTACCGTATAGTTTTTTGATCCCAGCAGCGATTATCGCTTTTGAAGGTTCACCTATTCTATAAGATGTTCCTTTTGCTGTTTTGTTCACATAGATCATATTGCCTTCTGATCTCAATGTGTCAACTAGTGCTCTTGGAGACACTAAATCGAATCTGTTTCTTAAAGTTTTCCAAGTAACCGATTCTCCTTTTGATAAAAGATTTAAAACTTTAACTCTTTTTGATAAAGTTTTTCTACCTCTAGTAGATTTTCTTTTAGCTTTTGATACAACTCTTAATGAGTCGTTTCTAAATAAAAATTTAAACATTGTTTAAACTCCTTCTATTATTTTGGCATTATTATAAAAGTTATTAAAGTTGCCACGTTCAATAACTATCCCAAAGTGCTTTATGGAATTCTTAAAATTTGTCATAATCAATTGTAATTGAATATAGGTCTTTACCTTGACCTTTTGTTGTTACGGACCTATCCACTCTTGGTTGTAGAGGGTGGTTAATTTTTACTTGTCTTAATATCATAGATTTTAATGCTTCTGAAAATAGTTTATAATCTTTTAAAAAAGTTGGGGCTGTTAGATTAAAATTTTCATCTTTCATTCTTAATAAAACTATTTGTGTAATTTCTTCACTAATAGCCTGTACAAATATTTTATTATGTTGTACTCTTATTTGCTCTTGTCTTTTTTCATCTTCTTGTGATTGTGGATTTCGTCTAATTGGTATTTTAGGAAAGATTATTATGTTATCTTTTCCTTTAATTGGTTTTTTAGGGTCTTTTGGATCATCTGACATCAGCATTTCTTTTGTATATTATATAATTTCATAATAGTATGTAAATCTTCTATATGTACTAATTCAAAATTTATACCTTGTACTGCAACTTGTTTTTTTATTGCCCTACATCTTAAAATTAATTCTTTTATTTTTTTATGAGCACCGTTTTTACTATCTTTAGCGTAGTCATAAACTAACCAAAAATAATTACCATAACAACCATTAACTACATTAAATAAACAATGTGAAAGTTTATCAAAATGTGATTGAACATTTCCTAGTTGTTTGCACTCAATATGTATTGATGTGTCATTAGCTGTAATTAAAAAATCACCTTTTCTAGGTAAATTATAATGACACCTAAAACGTGGTTCTTTTTGTATAGAAATATTATAATTTGATAACTCATCAAAAACATAGTTTTCAAATAAAGCACCATTTTTTTGAGCACACTCGCCAGCACTTCTTCTATCTACTACTAATTCACCTTCAAATAATGTATTAACTGTTCTCATATTTTCTCACCCTTAAAATTAACCAGACCTTTGTCTGAAAAATATTCAATTAGTTCGTTATAGCCGCCGATATGTTTATCTTCTATAACTATTTGAGGTATAGTTCGTACTCGTTTACCTATCGCCTCATACAGTTCTTCAGGTGTATTAAAATCTTTCCCAAACATTTTTTCTTTGTATTCAAAGCCTAAAGTCTTAATCAGTTGTTTTGCTTTTGTACAATACTGACAGTTAGGCTTTGAGTATATTTGGATTTTATTGCTCATTGGTAGCAATTATTTCTACTTCGTCATACGATTTCTTAGCCAGTTTTTTTAACTGGTAAGCGTCAACTATTTCTTCCATAGAATAGTTGTACATCTTATTGTATGGTCCCATAGGTAATCTTAATCCTATCCAAGCACGGTAGTAACCATTTTTCGTTAAAGTTACCTCTTGCTTAAATACTTCATAACCACGTACTGGTGTATTCTTAATAATGTTTACTATAGTTGTTTCAACATCAGTTACAACAGTTTTAGTTTGAGATTTACCTAACTCGGTAGTAAAAATCTTTGCCTTCTTATTCATCTCACCTTTTATTTTATCAGCAACTTCAGCCTTAGCGATCATTGTCGCCTTGTCAATTGCCAATTCTAGGTCAGGTGATGTAGAAGTTCCGACACCGAAGACACATTTTTTGTCTTTCTTTTTGCCGAACATTTTAGTACCACATTCTTTATTCTCGGAATAATCTTTCATATACCAAGAAGGAACTTTTAGTACCTGGTTCTTACTTTCTTTTTTGATTTTATAAGTATTACTTGAACAATTTGCAAGCGTGATACCTAATAAACCAATTATTATATATTTGAGTACTTTACTCATTTTTCACTTTCTCCTTCACTTTATTAAACACATTATATACTAATTCCTTAGTTTTGTCAACAGCCTGTGTTTTCTCAACTGTTGATACAAATGGATCCCAAGCAAATGCTATGATTATCCATAGTATTACTAGGGTTATTATACCTCGTATCATTATTTTCTTACCTCCCAGTTTCCATTTTTATCTAAACAAACTTTCCCAGGTTTATGGTATGCGTGTTTAGGTCGTTCATAATACCTACAATAGGCAGGTGTATTCATATCACCATAATAAAACATAGCGAATAACTCCCAATAACTTGGTCCATCATACACCTTTCTACCATCAGCACATTCAACAACTTCTTCTTTGATGATTTCTCCATCAACTTCTGTAATTTTTACTTTTATGAAACAATATTGGTCTTTGATAGGTTGTATTTTATCATATTCAACTTTATTGTCCCCATTTTCTAATATGTTTATTTTTTTAATTGTATTTTCAAATGAATCTTCAGCAAATGTTATGTTAGCAATTAACATTAATGCTATGATTGCAAATGTAAATATTATAATTCTGTTAAAATGATTCTTCATTGTGCCTTCTCCGCTCTTGCGTTTAATATATGACTTTCCCAATCATAATCCCAATGTGGATTGTTATCTATTGGACAAGGTATCATTCCGTCTTTTGCTGAAATGAGTGCAAGTCTTTCAAATGCACCTTCACCGTTTATACTATCCAACAACTTATTCTGATGGCATAGATATAAATGAACATTCCAATTGAAGTCTGATTTAGCAATAATCCCAGAGCCGTTCTTCAGTTTCATTAAGTCATAATAAACTTTAGTATCTGGATTGCCATTCCATTTAGGACAATCTTCATATTTCAAACATTGTTTATCTATTGGTGTTGCATTTTGCAATAGTCTATCAAAAAATTCATCCATTGCTTTTAATTCTGTTTTAGGTTGTTCAGTTGGTATCATTAATACCAAAGTTAATAATATAATTTTTATCATTGAGTTAACCTCCACCTTCCATCTGGCATTTTACAAGCTTCGTGCCACTGCATTTTTCTATATGGATTTCCATATAATATTGAGTCAAAAAATCTTGTATTGTTTAAATTCTGATCGTGTGTAGTTTCAACCATTGTACACTTAATAGGTCCTTTTAAATAAAAACCTGTTGTTTTAATAATCCCATTACTGGTTGTTTTAGGGTTCATCCACGTTGTAAAACCTGGACCATTCGGTGCATTTTCTAAATGATCTACAAATGCTCTAGTCATTAATTGGTCATCCGTTTCACTATTCATCATATCAGCACCTTTAAATGAACCGATAACAGCACACGTAGCAACAACACCTGGGTTATCACTTAAATATTGCCAACAGGTTGCCCCAGCAACAGCCGCGGTGGTGCTAGCACCTATATAGGACTGATTGCTGGCGCAATTTGAGAGCAACAACAAACCACTAAGTAAAACAAACTTCTTTAACATCTTCAGTTTCATTTTGGACAACTATATTATTAATTGCTGATGAGATTATTTTCAGTTTCCGTTTGCTCAATCTTTTTATATGCTAATTCAGCTTTTTTTTTTAGCTCAAAAGCATCTACTACGTCTATCACAGCATAATTATACATTTTGTTATATTCGCCGAGAGGCAATCTTAAGCCTATCCACGCACGGTAATAATTATTTTTTGTCATAGTAACTTCCTGAGCAAATATCTCATAACCTCTTACAGGAGTTTCCTTAATGATGTTTACAAGTACAGTTTCAACATCTGTAACTACAGATTTTTGGTATGTTTTACCTAATTCAGTTACAAACATTTTAGCCCTCTTATTCATTTCACCTTTGATAATGTCAGCAAGCTCTGCTTTCGCAACTAATTTTGCTTTCTCAATTGCAAGTTCTAAACTTGGTGAAACAGAAGTACCAACACCATAAATACATTGCTTATCTTTGCCTTTACCGAAAGTCTTAATATCGCAAGCTTTCTTTTCAGCAATGTCTGCCATGTACCACCCAGGCACTTTATGCACGGTCTTATTTTTTTCTGATTTAATTGAATACTTATTAGACGCACAACTAAACAATAATAATCCTGCAAATACAATTATTGTGTATTTTATTATATTACTTTTCATAATGTTTTTTCACTCCTTCCGTTATGTGTGTATATATATTATTTACTGATTGCTTTGTTTTATTGACAAGTCGAGTTTTCTCAACTGTTGTTGTAAATGGAACCCACGTAAATGCAATCACAGTCCATAAGATTCCAATAGTTAATACCATTTTAATTATACCAAACATTAATTTATCCTCTTCCATTTCCCAGTAGGATCCAAACAGACCGTCCCGGGTATTTTGAATATACTCTTCTGTTTTGCATACTTTCTGCAATACAGCGGAGCATTCTCGTCGCTGTAATAAAATTCAGCAAAAAGTTCCCAGTAACCTGGTTTTCTTGCTTTCTCTAATTCAATTAATTTTTTTAATTTTTCAATCTCTTGGTCTTTGGTCAGTCCGTGCTTAGTATCGGAACAATGTATTTCTTCCTTTTTAATTATTGAATCGTCTTCATGCTTAATAACTACTGTCACAAAACACCATTGTCCATCAGGTGTTTTAAATCGTTCCTTAACTGAACTCTTTATAACACTTTCATCTGTAGCATAAATTTTAGCAATACTTTTTGATAAAGCAATTGTCTGATCATCTGTAGATACAGTAATCACAGGAGCTTTTGTACCTGATAAATCATTGTCTACACTGTTAACTTCAGCGTAACCTTTTTGCCAAATGACCGAAGAAATCAGAACAGTAAATACAATTATGAAAAATCTTATAGGACTCATTTTTGTATCTCCACCCTGCCATCTGGCATTATACAAGCAGTTCCAAAGTTTACTTTTCTAATAGGTGAATTGCCTATCCAATTGATCGGCCACGGCGGTGTAATATCAATAGTGCTTGAATAATCTCTACATTTAATTGGACCTTTATAGTAACTCCTTGTTGTATGAATAATTCCTGAATTTCTTGTATTTGGATTGTACCAATTTGTATAACTTGCACCATTTGGAGCTCCAATTAAATGGTCTACAAAATATGATTTATGAACATTGAAATCAGAATTCCAAATCGCATCCGCTCCAAATGCTCCGCCTGCAACAGCGCAAGCTGCAATAACTTCCACACTCTCTACAGCACCTGCGCACGTTGCTCCTGCGTTGATAGAACCTATAAGTGCTCCTGGATTGCCATCTTTTAAATTATTAGCACAACTTGTTATTAATAAACCTAATAACAAAATACTACTTAATTTCTTTAACTGTGTTCCACAGTTTGAGCAAATATAAGATAATAAATTCATTTTTTTTTCGTTTTTTTTAACTCTTTAGCTATAAAAGAAACCTTACCGAATTTGTTTTGATAATGAACTAATTCAGCTTCGGTCAATAATTGATTTTTTTTAAGTCCTGCTAGTCCCGGCTCGACAATAATGAAGCTTTTAATATGTGATGTTTTATCTACATCCTTTTTTTTTAACTCCTTAGCAATCTCAGCCAATTCTTTCTCAAGTGTTTTATAATATGCCTTGCGACATGCCTTATATTTTTCTTCACTTGTGTTTTTTTTTAAAACTTTGCCCGATTTTTTTTTTAGACAATCAAAACAGTAGATTTTGCCATTAACAAATTCTTTAAAAAGCTTTAAATAATCCTTGCTCAGTGAAAGAGAACATTTGGAACAATAATATTTCATTAGATAAACCTAAAAACTCTTTGTTATTTTAGCTTGTAATTCCTAACAGTTTAGATGTGGAATCAAGTTTTGTAATAACATTATAGAATACTGAAAGGGATTTAATTTTAAAGTGAAATAGGTCTAATTATTTTTCACTAAGTATTTTCTAAACAATACTCTGTTAGGACAGCATCTGCATCTTTCTTCAACTCTGGTAATTATTTTTCTTGCAATTTCTGCTTTAATCGTTCTTTTCTCACAATATTTGTATAATTCAAAGTATCTTTTATTAATCTTGAATTGAAAAATATTATTTAAAACATTAGTATAATATTGAATTATGAAAATAATTGAAAATTTATTAGAAAAGATAATGTTTGCCTCTCGATGGATTATGGCTCCAGTTTATCTTGGGTTAATAGTCTGTTTAATTTTTTTATTATATGTCTTTATTCATGAAATAATTGTTTTTATACCTCTAGCTACTAGCGCAGGAGAATCTGGTGTTATTTTATTTGTCTTAAATTTAATTGATCTGTCTTTAGCGGGAAATTTATTGCTTATGGTTATTTTTTCTGGATACGAAAATTTTGTATCTAAAATTGATGTTGGTAATCATAAAGACAAGCCATCATGGATGGGCAAGGTTAATTTTGCAAATTTAAAATTAAAACTAATTTCTTCAATTGTGGCCATATCAGGAATACATTTGCTTAAAATATTTATGAGCCTTGATCAGTATACCAAAGAACAAGTAATACTTTATATTTCGGTTCACCTTGCGTTTGTTTTAAGCGGCGTCCTTTTAGCTTTTATGGATTACATTATTGGAAAGACTGCCAAGCATTCATAATTTGTTTAACGGTGAGGATTTAGTTATTTTTATAAGAGAATATGATCATATATACGACTATTAGTTTTCTGATTTAGTTTTAATTATTTCTTTAAGCAAAACATCAATCCCAGATTTTTCCTGATAATCATTTTTTACTAAATGATGAACCCTGCCGTCTGAAAATAGTTTTTTAGCAATATCAGTAGATTTTTGATTTTTATCGTCATAAACGCATATGGATTTACCATTATTCTTATTTAAAACATTAAATGTAGGCACATCAGTTTCTCCATCGCCAAAAAAAATCATATTTTCAAATGGCACATGTATATGGTCACCAAAATACTTCTTTTCATTCACGCCTTCTTGGTCATTAACTTCAAAAGCACCTTTGTGAATTCTATATAAGAATTGAACTTTATTTGAATAATTTACAGACAATTTAGGCCATAAACCTCTGCCATTCTTGAATATATATTCACAAGCATAAACTCTATTTAATTCATTAAAAAAACTACAACCTTCAATCATATTAGTTAATCCTGAAGATATGATATAGTGTTCTACATCAACATTTTTTTCTTTGCCAAATTTTTTTATTCTTTTAAACCAATCATTAACACCAGGAAATAGTTTTAGTTCTTTTCCATAATTTATAAACTTTTCTCTAGATATTTCTAAATTAGCTTCATACATTTTATTTTCTAAAATCAACATATAAGACAAAGTAGGATCCACTTTATTTTTATGAGAATAATCAATTACCTCAGACCAAAATTTACCAATATCAATTTTGCAATCAGGAATTAATTTTTGATTTTGCATGTAACCAGCACATAAAGTTCCATCAAAATCATAGCAGAGAGCAATTTTTTTATTCATTTATTTATCTTTGGAAAAGGAATATTTAACAATCTCTAACCAATATTGATGCTTGGGTAATTCCCGGCACAATAAATCTTCCTCAAAATCTAGCAAGGATTTGATAGTGCGATATCTTTTTAGTATTTGAGTCATTAATTTATTAAAGATCATGTAATTTAGTCACTGTGCTTAGTTGTTCATATACATGGTTATTTAACTGATAATTTTAACTTGGCTATTTTTTCTTCCACTTCTGAAGTAGCTTTTAATATTTTATCCTTCTCCGTGGGAGAAATAATTTCCCCCTGAGCTCCAGCAGGATTGATGGCATCCTGTGTAACATCCATGAGGTTGCCGATTCTGCCGCCAATATTAATCAATACGTTAGATATGTTTTCGAATTCATTAATTTTTTTAAATTCTTCTGATAACTTTAGACCAAAATTATCCAAAAAAGGCGTCCCCAGTCCTTTTTTTTGCATTAAAATATCTAATTTAATTGCATCATCAAAATATAAATTATGGTCTTTATCATCGTGGTCGCTGCATTTTCTAAAATGTGAAACTGTCTTTCCGGAAATATTTTTTACTTCATCATCATTTATTTTACTAAGAGCAAAAGATAAAACTTGTTCCACAGTTAAGATTTTCCTGATTTTAGTCATATTTTAAATATTCAGAGTTTAACAGATTAGTTGTTGTCATCAATATTTGTGATAAAATACTGAAAATTAATAGTATTATTTATGGCAAAAATTATCAAAAAAGGCTTAAAGAAAGGAAATAGATCAATATTGGAAAGAAAGTTAGATGAAGTAAACCACACCATGGAATTGATTAGAACGATTATTCCAATTATAATTTTAATAGTTCAAATTGTTATTTTAATAAAATTATTTGGTTAAAAAAGGAATTATATGACAAAAAAATTTAATAAAGATAAAATTTTTAATTTTTCTGCCAGTGAATTTGCTTTTGGTTTTGAGGGTTGCCAAAGGTGTTATTATGATAAAAAGGTTAACAACATAGAGCTTAAAACTCCGTTTCCAGCTATATTTTCAAAGATCGATTACATACAGAAACATTATTACCATTCAAAATCCAGCAAACTGATCTCCAAAGATTTGGATGAGGGTGAAATTATAGCCGACTATAATAAAAAGCTCTATTCAGAGCTTTTATATGACAACAAAAAAAGACCTTTCACAATTACTGGAATGATTGATGCTTATATAAAACATGAAAATTCTTTTACCGTTGTTGATTTTAAAACAACAAAAATTGAAGAAAAGAAAATCGATACTTACACCACGCAACTGCAAAGTTATGCCTTAATGATGGAAAAACCAAGAGAAGGAAGTTTAAAATTGAATCCTGTCAAAAAGTTAGGGATATTTTGCTTTGATCCCAATAGTATGTCCGGAACCAATGAAAAAGATTGTAAAATAAATATGGATACGCAATGGTTCGAAATTAAAAGAGACGACCAGAACTTAATTAATTATATCACTAAGATATTGGATGTTTTAACCTCTGACGAAATTCCAAAGGGAAGTCCTAATTGTGGTGTATGCAATTATAGAAAATTAATTAAATAAATGGATAAAAAAGAAGCATTAAAGCAAATCAAAGCAGGCAATTTTTCACTTATATGAATAACATTCCAGTTGATAGCATTGTTTTTTCTGTAACTTATGAGAATTATATTAAATATATTCTAAAAGATAAACCTGAAAAAAAAGTGGGTGAATGGAATATAGGTGATCATATGACCAATCTTTTAAAATTTGGTTACACTTATTTAAAAGACTCAGATCAAATGATTGTAAAGAAATACTATATAGATAGTTTTGAAAAGCAAAGTGATGGAAGATATTGTTTTTATTTCTCTAAAAGTGAAGATATTTTTTTCGAATATCCTTATTCTAGAGTTCAAGCTAGACATTACAGAAGAAGTATTGATTTAGAAAGATGCAATAGGTTATCTGAAAATGAAATAAAAATGCGATTGGAGAAATCAAAAAATATCAAATCTGAAGCATCTACATCTAAAAAATTAAAAAAATCAGGTGTTTTTGAACCAACAAAAGAGGAATTAACCAAAATAAGAAATGAAAAATTCAAGGATCAACCTTTACCAACTGCAGAGCAAGCTAGAAAGTTAATCGAAAGAGTTGAAAATGGAGAAGATGCAGATGCAGTTGTTACAGAATTTTATTTAGAGAAAAATAAATAGGATCTTTACAAGATAGTTTATAATTATTTCTTTGTACGTATAACAGAATCATAATCTCTAGCAAAAACGTTTTGTAAATATTCTTCTTTCCTATTATTTATATTATCATTATATCTATCCATGAATCTTTCATGCCAAGGTGTTTTACTATCTTTTTTCAAAGGTAAAATTAACCATTCCATATTCTTATTTCCTGATTGTTCTATGTCATTAAGCCAGTATTTCAGACACCACATATACTGATGTTCAATACTTTTTGGTGGTGGTGGTTTTAATAAATCGTTTTTATCAAAGTCATCTAATAATTTATCTATTCCTTGCCAACAAAATCGTGCTGGTCCCTCCATGCTTTCATGTATACCACAAGCGGGAAGCTCATGTTCTAAAGTTGCTGGTTTTCCAGTAAACAAATTTTTATGAATTTTTGATATTGCTTTAAAATATTTTTCATCACTATAAAAACCATCTTTTGGCAAGTTTTTGAGATCTTTGCTGAAATGTTTTACCAAGTCATCAAACATATATTTTGCTACATCTTTAGTTAATTGCCAGTAATAAGGGATTCTAATTACTCTAATAATTTTAGGTTCACCATTAAGTTCAATTGAATCTAATTTATTGTATTTTTTTTGATCTTTTAACATTTTAAATGTATTTTGGTAATGAACGGGACCATCAAATTCAAATACTAAACCTAATTTTTCGATAAAATAATCCGGCGTCATTCCTACTGGAGTATGTTTAGAATTTGATTTATATTTATATCCTAGTTTACCTAAAGTTTTACCTGGCAGACCCACTAATATTTTTCCATATTTCTTTTCTGGAATAAAACAATCAATAGCAACTTTTATTGGATCTTTTTTTTGTTTTTTCTTTGGTTCAAACCAACCTATTTGATTTTTTTTGACTTTAAAAATTTTCTTAAATTCGTTACCTAAATAATGATGATAAATATTGTCAACATTTTTTCTTCTTTTTGAATTTGTATTCATTTATTTAATTAATCGAATTTTTTATATAATAATGGAATTACGGTTTTAATCAATTGCAAAAAATAATTTAATCTATCTAGCTTTCTTTCTACTTAACTCACTGTTAAAGAAATTACTAAATAGGATCTTTACAAATAATACAAAACATAATAACCTTAAATATGGATAAAACACGTTTAGAATATAAGGATAAAGTTTCACAAAAGTTTTGGGAAGTCAGCGCGACTGGTAGCACCATCAACGTTAAATATGGAAAGTTAGGAACTGCAGGACAAAACTCAGTTAAAAAAATGAGTACCCCTGATGCTGCTAAGAAAGAAGTGGAGAAGCTGATTAAGTCAAAGCTAAAAAAAGGCTATAAGAAAAAATAGTAACCAAAGTATTTTGGATAAAAAAGAAGCATTAAAGCAAATCAAAGAAGGGGTAACCAAAAAAATAAAGGAAATAATAAATGCCTAAATGGTATGAAAAAGGTTCAGTTGAAGATAAAGTCGAATGGGCCGAAGAATGGTCACCTGATAATAATTCCGTAAATATAAATTGGTTGGCAGAAGATGGTGAACCAGATGTGCGCGAAGCACTTGCTCGTAATAAAAATATACCCTTACAAATTTTAAAAAAACTTGCTAAGGATGAACATTATAGTGTTCGCTCTAATGTCGCTGGGCATCCTAATGCTAGCAAAGAAATATTACACAAATTAGCAAAGGATGGTGATAAATCTGTAAGCGGAGCGGCTAAAAATAATCCCAATTTTAAAACTCTTGAATTTGCCGATAAGAAGTCAAAAGGAGATAAAAAGTTTATTCTCGCAGCGGTAAAACAAGATGCTCGAGCTCTTCAAGATACCGACGACAAGTTAAAAGGAGACAAAGAGATTGTTCTTGAAGCGGTAAAACAATCTGGCTCTGCTCTTCAACATGCCGATAAAAAATTAAGAGCAGATAAAGAGTTTGTTCTTGCAGCGGTAAAACAAAATGGTGATGCTCTTCAATATGCCGATAAGAAGTTAATGGGAGATAAAAAAATTGTTCTTGCAGCAGTAAAAAAAGAAGGCTCTGCTCTTCAACATGCCGATAAAAAATTAAAAGGAGACAAAGAGATTGTTCTTGAAGCGGTAAAACAAGATGGTCGAGCTCTTCAAGATGCCGATAAAAAGTTAAAAAGAGATAAAGAAGTTGTTCTTGCAGCGGTAAAACAAAAAGGTTGGGCTCTTAAATATGTCGATAAGAAGTTGAAAGCCGATAAAAAAATTGTTCTTGCAGCGATAAAACAAGATGTCAGTAATCTCCAATATGCCGATAAAAAGTTAAAAGCTAATAAAGAAGTTGTGCTTGCAGCGGCAAAACAAGATGGTCGGGTTCTTGAATTTGCCGATAAGAAGATGCAAGCCAATAAAGAAGTTGTTCTTGTAGCGATAAAACAAGATGTTTATTATTTCCCATACGCCGATAAAAAGTTAAAAGCTAATAAAGAAGTTGTGCTTGCAGCGGTAAAACAATCTGGTCGAGCTCTTGAATTTGCCGATAAGAAGTTAAAAGGAAATAAAAAAATCGTACTCATAGCAGTAAAACAAGATGTCTCTGCACTTGAATATGTAGACGACAGTTTAAAAAATAATCCTGATATTCTGGCAATAGTTAATAAGGATAAGTGATGGATAGAAAAGAAGCATTAAATATAGTTCAAGAATCTGGATATGAATTAGAAAATCTACCTGATAAATTTAAAAAAGTTGATAAAAAAAATTAATTTTATTAAGATAAGTCAAAAATTTTTTTTTGACAAAATGTTAATATTTTCACAATGAAAAGTCTATTAAAAGCAATAAGAAGTTCAGAAGATTTAACCTGTTTATTTAATTTTTGTGAAAATAATGGGATTGAGATGTCGCGTAAGGGTTACGCTATAACTTTGGAAAATATCCAAACTGGAGTCATTAACTGGGGGGGATACGGTAGTGTCTTTAGCATTGGTCCAAATCTGTTCAACTATTTAACACTTAAATATCCCGATGGAGACCCTCCAAGAGGAAAAACTTTCGCACATGTAAAAATGATATTTAACGGAGACCTGAAAAATAATGATACAGAAGAGGTTATTCAGAGGATCGAAAAATTGGGGGGATTAGTCGTTCAGAATATTGATAAAAAGATCAACTTGATAGTGAACGGGAAAGATGCAAATAAACAATTAGTAAAGAAGGCAGAGAAATTAAATCATGTTCTGATTCTGGATGAAAAACGTTTTATCGAGATCTTACCTGCAATTAGAAAAAAACCCATAAAACGAAAAGTAAAACCACGAAAAGACCTTCCTAATACAGTCGATAAAAAAGTGTTGAATAATTTAAAAAAACTTTTTATCAGCCGTGACAACGATCTTATTTCTCAAGGTCTCGAAATGTTTCGTTCTTTGGAAAATGCTGATGTATCCAAATATTTTCTAGATGAGGTTCAATATGCAACTAAGGCTGATGGTCGTCTTATTCCTAACCCTATATTTAGTGGAACCGCTCCTGCACAACCTTATCTGAATTATGCCCTGTTAGGGGTTATTGCTTATGCTCCTGATGATTGTGAAATTGCTAACAATTTAAAAAATTCTGTTAAATTTCTAGATATTGAGACTACGATTTCAAGCCCATTGGCAGCGTTTCAAAATTTGGAATCATTGGATTTAAGTAACTCAGAGGGATTGGAAGACCTTGATGGTATTGCCTCGTTAAAAAAGCTGCAACATATTGAGATCAATAACTGTAATGCTTTGAAAAGTTTGAAAGGTTTGCTTAATAAAAACCTGAAGATGACATCATTAGATTTAAGAAATTTTAGATATTTAGAAAATCTTGAGGGTGTTCAAAGCATGAATAATTTGAAAAAAATTGTGCTTGTAGGATGTGATAAATTAAAGAACGTAGATGCACTAAAAAATCTAACTCATTTAAAAGAAGTTGAGATGGATGGCCTTAGAGCTTTAGAATCCTTAGAAGGTCTTAAAGTTTTGGAGAAAAGTCGAACTGAATTGGATTTGTATGGATTTGATTCAATAAAGAATCTGAAAGGGATCCAGAATTTTCATAAACTTCAATCTCTTAGTATTACAAATAATAGTTTGACTGACATTACTGCTCTAAAAGGGCTGAAGTCTCTTAAAAAACTTTATATAAGTTCCGATAATTTGACCTTGCTAAAAGGTATTGGGTCACTTCCTAAACTAGAGATATTAGATATATATGTCCGAATTGTTAAAAGTTTAGATGGTCTTAAAAATCTAACTGCCCTGGACAAGATGGTTATAAATTGTGATAAATTAAATAGTCTAAAAGGTCTCGAGCAAGCTCCTAATATAACTGATTTAACAATATGTTCTAAAGATCTGAAAGACATCACCAGAATTAATTCCTTAACCAAGTTGAAGACTCTGGATTTAAGTAGTTGTAATTCAATTCAAAACCTTCATGGGCTAGAAAAATTAAATTTTTTGGAGTCAATTAATGTGAATGATTGCAGCAAATTAGTAAGTTTGCAAGGGGTACCAAATCCAAATGTCTTTGGATCAGACGTCAGTTTTGACAATTGTTCCTCTCTGAAGGATATTACGGCCCTGAAAGGAATCTCTAAAATTGAAAGAATGAGTTTAGATGGATGCTCTTCAATTAGCAAAACAGAAGGACTAGAAAACATTGAAATAGAGAGTCTTAGTTGCTATGATATGAATATAAATGCGCTGCAAAATTTAAGTAATCTTAAAGTCAAAACACTCCATTTATATTTAGGTGCGTCAGGCACACCAACATCTTTAGAAGGTTTTAAGGTATGGGAATCAGTCACCGATCTAACTGTCCACAAAAAATCCTTTAAAAGCCTAATTGGTATTGATGCTTTCCCAAACATTAATTATTTAAGTTTAGAAAAATGCGAAAGACTAATAAATCTAATTGGAATTGAAAAACTGAAACATCTAGAAAAGTTAGATTTAACAGGATGTACTGCAATGAAAGAAGTAAGTTCATTGTCAGAATTGCCAAATCTAGCAGAATTGAAAATGGATGGATGTACTCAAGTGGATCCTCTTCCCCGTCCTAAAGTGATGGAAGATCGGGAGAAAGTGGAAAAATATCAATTGCGACTGTTAAAAGCACTTGGGAAAGATGTACCTGTAACTGCAAAAAAAAAATCTATAGGATCTAAAAATAATAAACCTTCTGTTGATAAGAAAACATTTTCTAAAGTCAAAAAGCTGCTGACTGTCCGTGACATTAATTTAATTAACCAAGGATTGGAACTCGTCCGTTCACTGGAAGACCACTCCTTATATCAGAAGCTTCTTAAAGGAATTCAGTATAAAATTTTTAAATCTAAAACATGGAATGCTGAAGAACAGGTAAAGGGTCGTCTTGTCCCAAATTCTACATTTAAAGGAACTGGTCCGGCACAACCTTATCTGAATTATGCAATGAGAGAGCTGATCAATAATGCTCCGAACGACTTTGTGCAAAAGATCCGAAATGAGGTGAAGGATTTGCAACTTGATGTATTTGGAGACATTTCAAATTTTACAAACCTTGAAAAATTATCTTTGTCTTATTCTTATAATTCACCCGAGAGTTATAAACCAACCATTTCATCTTTAAATAAATTCTCAGTTTTTGAAAAACTTACTTATCTAGATATATATGGTTACTTTATTCCTGATGATCAGGACCTGAAAGGGCTTTCAAATCTTAAAAAATTAAGAGAACTCAATTTATCTGGAGGATCTGCACTGAAAACACTTATTGGAATGGAGAATTGTAGAGAGTTACAAAAATTGGATATTGAAGAGTGTACTAAATTAATCGATGTTGAAGGACTAAGTGGTTGCCAAGAACTTAAATCTATTAAATTATCAAGCGCTAAAAGATTAAAAAACCTAAATGGATTGAAAGGATTGAAGTCATTGAAAACTATTAATATCGATGCTGCAGAATCCTTAGAAAATCTGGATGGTTTAAAAGGATGTAGTTCTCTTGTGGAAATTAATATTAGTAATTCGGAATCCTTAAAAAATCTAGATGGCTTACATGGATGTAATTCCCTTGAGAAAATTACAATTAGCGGAGGATCTTGTGATGGAAATTCCAAAAAACAACCTATTAAAAACGTTGATGGTCTCAGAGGTTTGAAAAATTTAAAGGATGTAGATTTATCCATTTTTACCTCATTGAAAAATGTTGATGGGTTAAGGGGATGTTCTGTTCTTGAATCGCTTCGTATTGAATCGGATTCATTAGAAAATATAAATGGTTTGCAAAATTTGAAGGCTCTAAATTATTTCTATCTTGATGCAATAAAATTGAAGAATATCGATGGTCTTTCTGGGTGTGAAAACCTAGAAGATTTTGATATCCAATCTGAAAATATTGAAAACTTAAATGGATTAAAGGGGTGCAACAAGTTAAAAACATTGAATATTCCTGGTTTAGCAAAATCATTAAACCTCGATGGATTGGCTTACGCGGATGGTTTGCGAAGAATTAACTTTTCTGGTTGTAATCTAACAAGTTTTGACTTCACTCAGAAAATTCCACGAATAATGGGAATAGAAATCAAATCTTGCAATCAGATTAAATCATTGGAAGGGCTTGGAAATTTGATCAATTTAACTAAACTCGTAATCAAGAACTGTACAAAACTCGAGAATCTTAAGGGACTTGAGGGTATAAAAACCCTTGAATCAGTAATTATTCAGGATTGTAAATCATTGAAAGACGTAGACGCCTTACTTTCATTGCCAAAACTTGATATCTTCAAGATACGTTCCTGTGGAATTAAGAAGGAAGAACTGCCAGGACATTTAAAAGTTATAGTTAAAACAACAATTAGTTATTATGATGACTTACCACATGATTTTGATGACAACAAATAATTAGAAAACTGAATATACAATAATTAATTATTATAATATGATTCAGATTTAAATAGGTGTAAATTATGAAGAAAAACCTCTTGCTCTATGGAGCAAAATTAGATTCCAAAAAACTTGGAACAGCGCTCGAACATATTTTCGAAACAAATTTGTCACTTCAGAATAAGGGTAAGCGAGGAACCCCAGTTTGTATTTGGGGAACGCATGGACTTGGAAAGACGATGTTAGTGCAAGAGTTTGCAAAAAAAAATAAATGGCACTTAGCATATTGCGCACCTGCCCAGTTTGAAGAAATGGGAGACCTGCACGGTATGCCATATCAAGTAGATCCTGATAAAAATATAATTGGAGATGAATATACTGCTTTTGCTCCTCCAGATTGGGTACCTAAACAGAAAGGACCCGGAATTCTCCTTCTCGATGACATTAACAGAGCAGATGATCGAATATTGAGGGGTTTAATGCAATTATTACAAAACTTTGAGCTGTTTTCATGGCAATTGCCACCAAAATGGCAAATTGTAGCAACAGCAAATCCAGAGGGAGGAGATTATTCTGTTACACCAATGGATGATGCTATGCTGACAAGGCTACTCCATCTAACGATGGTTTTTGATCCTAAAACTTGGGCACAGTGGGCAGATAGTGCTGGAGTAGACTCCCGAGGAATTGATTTTGTTTTGACATATCCCGAAATAGTTTCTGGTAAACGCACAACACCGAGATCTCTGGTGCAGTTCTTTGAACAGATCAAGGATATACCTAATCTCAAGGATGAGATAGAAATGGTCTCTACTTTAGCTCTCAGTTCTCTGGATGATGTTACTGTGGGAACTTTTTTGGGATTTGTCAATGACAACCTGGAACAACTTGTTAGTTCAGAAGAAATATTACAAGCAAAAGATTTTAAAAAAGTTTCAAAACGAATCGAAAGTCTAAGTAAAACAGACGTGGGAGAAAAAAAAACAGAAGAGGGAGGAAAAAGAGTAGACAGACTTGCAACAATATGCACTAGATTGTATCTGACGTTGACCAAAGAAAAATACGAACCCCAAAGTAATCATTCTGATAATCTGGTTAAATTTATGTTGATAGAATGTTTGCCCAACGATCTACGAATGAGTCTTCACTCCGATCTCATGAAAAATGGATCAGAAAAAGTGAAAAAAATGCTTCGAGACAAGCGTCTTGCAAAATTACTAATTGGCGGCATGTAGTGTGAAGGATGTACAGGAAGAATTGTCGCGCTGCATTATTCAAATGCTGTTCAAAGAACCTTTTTTCAATCACTTACTAAGTGGAGTAGTTCGCGTAGTTACAAAAAAGGTCCCAACCGCTGCAGTAAGTTTTTCAGGGAATAAAATTCAACTTTTGATAAATGAATCTTTTTTCATTAAAGAACTTCGGTCGCAAACCAATAGGGTGGCGGTTATTAAACATGAGAGTCTACATCTTTTGTTTAAACATCTTTTTCGCATGGATTTAGAAAAATATGATCGCTCTTTATTCAATATAGCTGCAGATTTAGTTGTAAATCAGTTTATAGGTTCCTGGAAGTTGCCTGATAGTGCAGTTACACTAAGATCATTTCCAGACTTAGAATTGGAACAGAATCAAACCGTAGAGTGGTATTATAAAAAGCTCATAAAACTTCGAGATTCTTCCTCTGCAAGAGACTCTTTCCCTAAAAGCGCTGAAGCTTTGTCAAAAAAACTGGATAAAACTATTCACGGTGATCATAGTCACTGGGGAATCCCCAAAGATGCAAAAGGCCAGGTCGATGCATATGGTGCTGAAACGGAACTAGATCGTATGATCATCCAAGCAAGAGAACGAACTCCGTCCAAATATCATGATACTATACCCGGAGAAATTAATGCCCTCATTGACTCTTTGATTGAAAGTCGAAAACCCAAGGTGGATTGGAGGAGAACTTTGCGAATTTTTGCTACGAACAGTCGCCGGACTTATATCTTTTCGACAATGCATCGTATTAGCAAACGCTACGGCACCCGCCCGGGAATTAAAGTCAAACAATTTCAAAAGATAGCAGTGGCGATTGACACTTCTGGATCTGTCAGTGACACAGATCTAGGTATTTTTTTCACAGAAATTGATGCCATGTACAAGCAGGGGGCAGAAATCGTGGTCATTGAATGTGATGCGGAAGTGCAACGAACCTACAATTACAAAGGTCAATTGCCCACCGAAGTTGCCGGAAGGGGAGGAACTGAATTTGATCCGGTATTTGCTTTTCTTAGGAGCAATCGTCTCACTCACTACGATGGATGCATTTACCTTACAGATGGATGTGCTGACGAGCCTACAATTCGTCCACCTTGCCCTTTATTGTGGGTAATTACTGCCGATGGAGATGCAGGGGATCATCTTCGTTTTGGGCGAATTATAAAATTGTCATAAAATTAGTAGAAGTAATTGATGGTATGACGATCATTAAATTATTTCTTTAAGTTTCTCAAGCTCCCCTTCATATGTTTATGTCAATGGAGCAATTTTATTTCCATCAATTTCCTTAAACTCACCTTTTTTTAATGTTCTGGGAATTACTCTATATCCTTTTTTATCTGGCAACATCAGTGTTACTTGCTGCAACATTTCAGGACCAATGCTAATGTGCAAGGGTCGTTTTTGTCCATAGAAATACATACGGTCAAAGATGAGGTTTTCATCTATCCATTTGGCTACTTCCATCATATCTTCATCTTCAACAATAAAATCAACAGCAGCTCCAAGTCTTGGGCATATTATCTTATTATTCTGATCTAATTCGTATGCAGCATGTTGATCTAGTTCAGGTGCAATGCGCCCAGGAATTAGTTTTGCGAGTTCAGTCGAACAAAAACCAAAAGTTAATTCGATTGAGCCAAAATAATCTATAATCGGATCTAATAATCCCTGAGCTAATTCTTGAAGGGCGGTGTAGCTGTCAGGATTCTTTGGAAGATTTTCAATCCCTGAATTTTTCTGTGTTTCTCCGCACTCAATGAAGTTACGGTAAAAGTAATTTTCACCACAAGCAGTGTCAATATCTGGAATTGTTTTGCTTCGAATAAGTGAAAGTTTGTCGACTTGCCATCTCTGTTTTTCCAACTTATGCAAAAATTCCTTTGGGGCAGGCCCATATTCTCTAAAATCAAAAAGTTTTAGTTCTTCTAATTGTTCATCAAATGTACACTGTTGAGCAAAACTTTCCATTTCCTCATTCATATACTTTGATTTTTGATACAAATTCCGAGGTTCAAACTCATCTCCATACTCGTAGAATTCAAGTTTTTGTTTGCGGAAATCAATTTTTGTACGTTCTAATAATCGAGGTATAGCTTCCTCAGCAAAATTGTCATAACGCATCAAAGATATTTTTCCAGATAGAATATGTATTTTCAGCAAATCCGCTGATGTAACATCACCATAGAGTACCGTGGCACATCCTACATAAACTCTAAGCAAGGGTGGTAGTCGCTCTACTAAAGAGGTATGAAGTTGCAAAGATTTTTTTGGTAACAACAAACCTAAACCTTCTGAAGCAGCTTTTGAGCAGTTTCTATCAATTTCTTCTACATTAGATATTTTAAAGAGTAAATCACGGGCATCGTTCCTTGCTTTACCGATATTTCCAAAAAAAACTTTAATGTCCCGCTGAAATGAAAATTGCATTTTATTAAAAGCAGTACGCTTCTTGAACAATTCTAATGCTAAAAATACGAGTAAATCATTTCTTTTAGATTCTCCGGCTGCATTCAACAACGAGTCATTTTTTTGGCTACGCAAAAAACGTAATGCGCGACCTAGTGAACCAAATGCTTTTTTCAGGAGATCTAAATTCTGAACCTCATTAGATGTTGGTTCCCTTCCAAAATCAATCCACTGAATCCATAAAGTTTCTAATAACTCCTTGTATTCTTCATATTTTTCTTTATCTTTTTCTTCAGGAGTACGTCTAGGTGCGAGCCTGAGGTTTGCTCGCTTCAAAAATGAATGAGATCTGCTTTGGCTGAGCAAATATCGTTGATGTAGGACTTTATCTTTAAATACAAAGAAAACACCGGGAGCCACCGCGATTGACTCTTCATTCAGATGTTCTTCTATAAATTCTTTCAATTCTTTTGGTGCATAGTATTTTTGGAAAGTTTTTCTACCAGTTAGTACACCATCTCGAAAAGACTCGCTTTGATTTTTATTGTTATATTCCAACATCACGGCAACCACAAGTAATCCACTTGCTAAAGAGTATGCACCTTGTAATGCATCAACTCTATCCTGAAAATCTTCAATCACGTTTAGAACATAACCTAAATTGACTATATCAGTTTCAATTTTTTGTTTATCACTAGCGTAGTGAGGATCCCAACCATAAGCTTCAATGTCATTTTCAATAAGACCTCGTAAGTCGTCTCCCTTTCCACAACCATAATCAAAAACAGAATAGTCTCCGTCAAGAAAACCTAAACGCATTAGAGATTGAATAGGCGCTGAAAATCCATAACGCACCATTGCAGTACGGTGGCGCTGAATTCCGGATTCGTCAGAATCTTCATTGTATGTTCCAGATTGTTCTATGCCTGATTTATCTTTATTTAACAACGGAACGAATTGATGACCTTCGATATAATATCCCTCATTATTAACTAATTTTTCCCACTGATTTCGAAATCCAATTCTTGACACATCCTTGAAAAGTCCAAGATTTTCAGCTTCTTTTGTTAAATTTGTAAAGCATTCTCTTTGTGGGTGATTTTCTGAAAGCAGTAATTCTTTTCTGTGGAGGATTGGCGGATTGAAGGAATTGGAATAAGTTCGGAAAGTGCATTTGTCAAGTTTAAAATCCACATGCCAACTAGATTCAAGTTCCGGGAATCCTTCATCGAAAAATTTCGGATAATTCAAGAAGGAAAGAGAGGATAAATCATTAGATAATTTCAGAACATTGAACTCTGAATCAGTCTTGAGTCCAGCTCGATCAAGCCCTTTTATAATGGTCGCCTGTTCTTCATTTGAGAGTGAACTTAATTGCGAAACATGAATGTAATATGCTGTCGGTGTTCGTTTCCCAATATACTGTTTAGACATCTGTAATTTATTAATTTCTTTTGACACTTTCACGCACCCTTGAATCTTCGTCCTCTGCTAACTTTTCCAGGACCAAAACGGGTGTATTTGCATTTTCTGCAACACTTTCGCGCACCCTTGAATCTTCGTCCTCCGCCAGCTTTTCCAGGACCAAAACGGGTGTATTTGTGTTTTTTGCAACATTTCTGCGTGCCCACCAAGACTCATCTTTCGCAATCTTCTTTAGTACAATGGGTGGGGTGTTTGGATTTTCGGCTATTGATTCG